GGTTCGGTCACAAGTAAAACCGGACGCGGTGCGGTATTGATAAGCGGGGTTTTGCCCGAACCCGGCGCACCGAATACGACGGACTTTACGCCGTAACGGCGGGCAAGCTGCGAAGCCGGTTTTAATTGCGACATTTGCATAGCTATTCACCTTTGAAAGCCCCCGGCGCTTGTGGGCAACCGGGGCGCGTTGATTACTTCGACTTGGGTACGACAAGTTCAAGCGAAGGCATAGCTTCTTTCGAAGTCAAAACTTCGTCGATAAGCTTACGGAACTTGTCGGGAAGCTTCTTATATTCGGAAACCGAAAGTTCGGGCTTCCATTTAACCAGACGTTCGGCGATAAATTCGCCTTCGGCCCCGGTCTTTTCGATTTTCTGCAAAGCCTTTTCGACGGCTTCGTTTCCGCCTTGAAGGTTGCGGGAAATCTTGAAAACAGCTTTAAGCTTGTAGCCGTTGCCAAGTTCGACGTTTTCGGTTCCTTCGCGCAGGGCTTCGGGGTCGAAATCGAACGCGCCGGAAAGAACTTCGTTACGCAATGCGGCTTCGGCTTCTTTGGCTGCGGCAAGGTTCTTAACAGCTTCTTGCCATTGCATGATTTTCGCGTCACGCTGCGCGGTTTCGTTGAAAGACATTGTTTAAGTTCCTTTGGTTTGGCCGCCGCGTTGTGCGCCGGTATGTACGAACTATACGACGGCCCTTCGTTAGTGTCAAGCGCCTTTTTCCAAAATTTCGCGTTCGGCGAAAAGGTCGCGATTGTTCGCGTCGTATTCGGTAAAGGCGTTCGGGAAACGCGCCCGTTCGGGAAACGCGCCCGAAGCTTCGCAATGTTCACGCGCTGCGCTTCGCCGAAGTTCGACCCAAGGGCACGAAGCAAAATCGCGTCGTACCAAAAGCCGTCGCCGACTTCTTCGACAGCGTTTACGCCGTCAAAAGTACCGCCTTCTATGGCAGTTGCGGTCAAGGCTTCCAGCAATTCGCCCGCTTCGGTCGCTTTGCCTATGATGCCGTGAATAATGTTAATTGCGTTGCGCTGCGCTTCGTCGGTGCCGTCTTCGGCCAGCCAATCGGGCAGGCGGGCCAGTGTGGCGGCGTGTTCGTTGATTGGGGCGGGTACGCCAGCGTCGCGGCCATAGAAAAGGGTTTTCTTGATTGCGTCCAGCTTCGCAAGGGCGGAAATTGCGTCGGCGACAACTTCGGCGAAGTGTTCAAGCGGGATTCGTGCGCCGTAGTAGCTGCCCGACGCGGTTACGTGCGCTTCTTCGATATAATCGAAGGTCTGTCCGGGTTCGTTCATGGTATGCACCTTTTGAAGTATCGCCGGGCACCATGCCGCAGCGTAAGGGCGACTATAAGGCGCTTTCGCTGGCGTGTCAATATTCTAGCTTGACTTGTTAGAATTTTTACCGTAGATTGCCGGAAACAATGACTTTCGACCACGTTTAGACGATACTTGCAACGGGCGGGGCGTACCATGCAAAGACTTACCCAATGGCGGGACGAAGCCGCCGAACTTCTACGGAACCGTCCGGTATCCTTGAAGCTAAAGACTATCGCCGAAGAAACGGGCGTTTCGGTTGGATGGCTGCGCGCCTTCGGTCGGGGCGACATTCCCGAACCAAGCGTAGTTAGCATCGAAACGCTAACGTTTTACTTGAAGAACTATAAGGCGAATTGACTATGTATCAAAACATACCTTACGAAATGCGGGAATATCCGCATTGGGTTATGTGGCGATACGAAGATACCGATTCGAAGAAGCCCACAAAAGTTCCTTATTCAGCGCGAAGCGGGCAGCTTGCCAGCGTTACCGACGCGAATACTTGGGCGACCTTCGACGAATGCGTTAACGCTATGTCGTCGGGCTGGTATAACGGAATCGGCTTCGTATTGACCGAACAAGACCCTTACGCATTTATCGACCTTGACGACACGAAGGGCGACCAAACGGCGTTAGACCGCCAAGTAAAGATTTATAACGAATTCAACAGCTACGCCGAACGGTCGCCGTCTGGAAGTGGCTTGCATATAATCGTTAAGGGCGCGATTCCGTCGGGCCGCCGTCGTTCGTTTATCGAAGTTTATTCTTCGCTTCGTTATATGACAATGACCGGCGATGTTTACCGCAACGCACCGATTAACGATTGTAACGAACTGTTAAACGTTCTTTGGGGCCAAATGGGGCAAGGTTCGGTCGCCGTCGCGCATTATGCCGGACTTGCCGAAGCCAAGGAAACCGACGAACAGGTTTATAACCGCGCAGTCGCCGCAGCCAATGGCGACAAGTTCGCCGAACTGTACGCGGGCAAATGGGAAGGTATGTACGCTTCGCAGTCCGAAGCCGACTTTGCCTTGGTCGATATTATCGCGTTTTATACGCAGAACCGGGCGCAGATTTCGCGAATGTTTCGCGCGTCGGGCTTGGGGCAGCGTGACAAAGCAAAACGCGACGATTACGTTTCGTACATGCTGAACAAGTGTTTCGACCGCATGTTGCCGCCCGTTGACGTTGACGGATTGCGCAACAAGCTAGACGAAGCAATAGCAAAGAAAGAAGCCGCCGACAGGGCCGCCGCGTTGTCGCAGAACAGCGAAGCGACGCCGCATCCGAAAGCCCCGACCCCGAACCTTAACGAAGTTTCGAAGGTATACAGCGTGCCGCCCGGATTAGTCGGAGAAATCGCGCAATACATTTACGCACAAGCGCCGCGCCCGGTGCCCGAAATCGCGTTGGCCGGTGCCCTTGGTTTGGTCGCCGGTATTGTGGGCAGGGCGTACAACATTTCCGGCACTGGCCTTAATCAATACGTTCTGTTGTTGGCACCGACCGGAACAGGTAAAGAAGCCATCGCAAGCGGCATTGATAAGCTAATGGCGCAGGTTATCCGAACCGTTCCCGCCGCGTCGGACTTTATCGGCCCCGGCGAAATTGCTTCGTCGCAAGCGATTATTAAGTATATGTCGCGCGGGCCAACGTCGTTCGTTTCGTTGGTCGGCGAATTCGGCATTTACCTTCAACAAATGGCAAGCGTAAACGCGCCGCCGCACCTTACCGGGCTTCGTCGCTTCCTGTTGGATGCTTACAACAAATCGGGCGAAGGCAAGGTACTTCGGCCTTCGATTTATTCAGACAAGGACAAGAACACCGCCGCAGTATTGGCCCCGTCCTTTACCTTGCTTGGCGAATCGACGCCCGAAAAGTTTTACGAAGGTTTGCACGAAGGTTTGATTTCCGAAGGTCTGTTGCCGCGTTTTACGATGATTGAATATCACGGCGAACGCCCGGCGTTGAATCCGGGGCACCTGTCGGCCCAACCTTCGTTCGAACTTATCGACAGGCTTTCGACCTTGTGCGCCCATGCGCTAATGCTGAACAGCCAACATAAGGCGATACACGTTCAAACCGACGCAACCGCCCGCGAACTGTTCCAGCAATTCGACGCGCATTGCGACGCGAACATTAACACAAGCGACCGCGAAGTTCGGCGGCACCTTTGGAACCGGGCGCACGTAAAGGCGTTGAAGCTGGCCGGAATTATCGCCGTTGGCTGCAACCCTTACGACCCGACCATTACCGCCGACGTTGCGTCTTGGGCGATTAACCTTGTCGTCGCCGACGTTCGAAACTTGCTTGCCCGGTTCGATGCTGGCGAAATTGGCATAGACAACGACGAAACGAAACAGCTTGCCAAGGTTATTTCAACGGTTAAAGATTTCGTCGTTTCACCTTGGCCGGACGTTGCGAAGTACGCAGGCGAAGGAATGTCCAACCTTCATTCGAACCGAATTGTTCCGTACAGCTACGTTCAACGCAGGCTTGCCGCTGTTGCCGTCTTTCGTAAAGACCGCATCGGCGCAAGCGGGGCAATCAAGCGCGCCTTGAAGACCCTTTGCGAACGCGGCGATTTGCAGGAAGTAAGCCGGGCCACACTGGCGAAGGATTACGGAACAAGCGCCGTTGCATACATGGTCGCGCATCCGGGCGTTTTCGGCCTGTAACGCGCGCCCGCCAGTGTGGGCAGAACGGGCCGCCTTCGGGCGGCTTTTTCGTGCCTGTAAAAAAAGTTCGTCGTACCTGTTGACGTAGCTTCGAAGGTATCGTATATTTGAACCATCGAAGCAAACAACGAAGGACTAACGAACATGACCAACCAAGAAACTTTTTTCGAAGAACTGCAACGCATCGGCGAAATTCGCCAAGGTAACGCAGTTCTTACCAAAGACCGCGAAGGCTTCCATTTCCGCAACGCGCGCAATCTGTTTTCGAAGTTCCGTCACGACTTGCCAGCCGACGCCAGCGCCGAACGTGTCGAAGCGCATTGGAACGGCTTTGTCGCCAACATGCGCGCAGCGAACGCAGCTTAACCCCGTAGGCCAGCCACGGCCCTTGGCACGCGCTAGGGGCCGCGCAGCCTGCCCACAATCAACGGAAGCCGCAGCCATGCAAATTCGAATCGACAACGTATCCGAAATCCTGTCGCATATTGGATGCGAAGGAGTACACGAACCGCGCGGCCAAGGTTGGCACCGTGTTTTTATCCATGTTCCGCAGGCCGACGGCGTACCGCTTTCGATTGGTCGCGTAATGTTTCAACACGGCGAATACAGCCACGTTAAATGGTATTGCCCGCCATCATGCGGCGACATACAAGAAACCGACGTATATTGGTTCCGTTGGGTCGTATATACCGCAACAGAAAAGCATTTAGGTTCGCAGTCTTGGCAACGGTTGAAGACTAAGGCGAAGCAACGGGCGAAGGAAAAGCGCCAAGCGAAGTTAGATGCCCGCGCCGCGCTACCGACGCACAAACCAAACGGCCAGCCTTACAAGCGCAAGGCTATTTCGCCAGCCAACGAACGTTCGGCAGCGCGCGACGTTGTGTCCGAATGGATTTCGAAAGAACTTGGCCGCGAAGTTTCGTTGCTTTGCTTTTAGCTTCGTTCGACTGTTCTTTATTGATTCGAAGGGTCTTCGCGTATAATAGCCGACGGGTCGTATAATGGGCACGTATAAGCCTTAAACCCTTGATACATAAGGCTTTCAGCGGATTCATAACAAGTATAACGTATAACGCCCTTGACCCTGAAACCCCGGCCCAATGTTATAAATTAAGCTTTCTTTATATAGATTGATTTTTAGTTATTATACT